GTTTGCTAAGCATGGTGTAGTCTTGACTACTTCATCTCACCATCCAACATTGAGGCAGTTGGAACGTCACTTTCAAGAGTGCTCTGAGAAGGATTCTGGGCTGGTTGTCTCCAGTTCACATAGAATAAACCCGGGTCGGCGTGAGCCGTGAATTACGACATTGCGTGTTTAGATGCCCAAACAATCCTTCTGTGCGATCAAAAGTAGAATTGAATCATTCGATTGTTCGCCCAGTGTTATAGAATTGAGGGTTCCAATGGCAGAAAGGAGCATAGCCTCAGAGAGTCCGTAATGATGATCGTAGTACACACATGAGTCCAACCACGACGATTTCAGGTTGGTAGTGTGCAGAATCTTGTATTCATTTCGTTCAATGAGGACTGGTCCATCGGGCACTTGTGCCGCTATGCCAGTGGCTAAAGCATGCATGAGAGGATCTATCAAGCCAGCGTGGTTGAGGCCAACGGCCACACCCCTGATCCATGACTTGCTGTTCTGTGGATTGCGCTTGCGCAGATCTGTCAGAGCAGTAGCCATGCGCTTACCTGGTTTTGCCATGAGCACAAATGTGTCACCAACTGGATAAAACCTGCTGCTGCACATCTCGACATCAAGAACATGTTCTTTAATGACGATTTCTATCTCCATGCCAAAACTTTCATAAGCCTTCTTGACGCCCTCCACTCCGCCCATAGAGGCAAGAGTCTTCTTTGTCGTAACCGTGACACTGTCGTCCCCCATAACTATTGAGATCCAGTTTTTGCCAACTCCATGTATAAAATATTTCATGGTGGCATTGGCGACAGTGTCTGCCAGACTAGTGTCCGGCCAGCCTGACTGCATGGTATAAGGTATGGTGTACTTAGTTCCAAAGGCAGTCCTTCCCTTGCTGAGGCGTCTTAACAGCAATTTCTTTATGTGTGGGGGGAGTGTTGTTTTGTAGAGTGAATGGATTGAATCGAACGCTCCTTTGCGAATATGTAGGTCAAAGCGGCTCTCATCATCTTCAATGAAGACGATAGAGTCGTCATCGTCCATGACCGATTCGACGCACTGAATCGAGGAGGCAAGGTGTTGTCCAACCTGTTCAGCATTACTGCCACACATGTATATGACTTGCTTGCCTGCTCTGATCTCAGATGGGACAAAGGCTCTGGGAGCCAGCGCCTTCTTAACGTTCTTGGTGAGTATCTTGATGTAAGGTCCAGTGACTACGTTGAGTTCTTCAGGGCAGCCTTGAATAAATCTGGGGTCCTTCAATTTCTTGTGGGTCTGGTCGGTGTCAACTATGGCTATCTCTCTCTTAACAAATGAGCTAGCGGTGAGGGGAGGCATGTCAAACCCGTCCCTGTGCAGAGCCCTCAAGCGGTCTCTTTTAGCGGGTGGGTAGTTAGCGCTCCACTTGTTGATTTCCATGCCCTTCTTGACACGTTTCACCTTAGAGTAGACGTGTCCAACCACTCTGGTTGCCTTGTT